TGTCACCCATTTGCTTCCATCAATAGGCATAGGGCCTTTAAACAATACTTTCCAGTGCCCGATTCCCGCTCCCATAAACCAGTGTTGTTTCAATATCTGATATGTCACTCCCCAGACGGCTGCACGCATCGCCAAGGTTTGCGGCGGATAAAATATAATCCATACCGATAACCCCGCAAAGAGCAATATCGAAATCGCTGTATAGTAAGCATTATGACGACTCAATAACCATATTACGAAACCGATTGAAACGCAGGCAATGCCCATATGGGAGTTCGATAGAATCAACCCGGAAATTATCAAGGGGGCCCCCCATTTCCAGCCAAATCGAATAAACGCCGGGAAACAAAAAACATACAGGGCCGATGTTTCATTCGGGTTCGCCATAAGACCAACCGGAACAGGACATCCGAGCCAAAATTCAAATTTCAATACGGGCTGAAGCACCTGCAAATATTGAACGGCAAGATTAATCAAAGCGCCGTAACATAATGCATCCAGCAGATGACCAGAATCAATTTCGAAATGTACCAGAAAAAAATACCATAGAAGACCTATAAAGATCATTCTATGCGCGTCGAGTGACATCGGCCCGTAATGCGGATAAAACATTGATAGGGTAGCCATGCCGAGAAACAGCGAAAAGGGTTTATTATATTTCCAAAGAACGCACATCAGGGACATCGTAAGAGCAAGTTCCATGATTACCATGAAGGATGCTCTTACTTCGCCCTGTTTTACGGGAAATCTGAACACGATTACGAAAAAAAGTAACGATGCGAATACGATCCCCGCGTTAAATTTATTACTGGACGGCTGTATATCGCGCCTCTATCGCACATATTTCCGTTGTTCCGGCGGCTGCCCTGGTATCTGCATTTCCGATAAGAATTGTAACGGCATCTCCTGCCGCTATGCCGGCCAGGGCTGTTGCATCCGCTGTAAGGGTAAGAACCTCATTGCTTACATCGAGAGCGGCAGTTGTGGTTTGCGCCGACCCTACCGATGTTTGGGCGTAGGCTGCGGCATCAAATGTAGTCAGGTTTTTGTTTACCCATAACTCCCAGCTCAATCCGAAACCCGAAGTAGTACCAAGGCTGCTGCTTGTCATAACCCGAAAAGCAAGTCCTGTCGAATAATCAGCAGGTATAAAAATTGTCCAGCCAACGGATGCAGTTTCCGCACTAGTTGCATAAACAACCTTTGGAATGCCATCGGTGGCAGCAGTGGAAACGCCAGGAGCCGTAATTCCGTCGTTCCCGAGCATACCCGTACCTTCAAGCCATGCGGAAAGCAGGTCGATATGGATAGATCGAGTAATATCGGCAATTTCGGTTGAAGTCACCCCACCGGTAACATCGGAAATCCCGCCATCGGCATAAATAATACCGTCTACTTCGGCAGTACCGGACACGAACAGGTCATTATCTCCAGGGGTTACTCCGGCGGTATCGGTTCTATCGCCTATCCATAAGCTTGTCAGGTGGGTAATTCCGTCTGGCTTGGCTGCTATCAGAAGGACCGCTATCGGAATGAGACACAGGCCGGCAAATATTAAAAATCTTTTCTTCATGTGCCACCTCCTATTTTTTTATCGGTTTTACGGACTTCGCTTCCGATAAGTTTTTGGCAATGACCTTCATGGCGCATTCGCCGTTCATGTACCATTGGCAGTCATCCCGACAACGAGGGGTGTCCATTGGACAGTGTTTGTCTATTACTTTCATATTGATTCCTCCTTTGGAGAATTGGAAGGAAGCGGGAATCGCTCCCTTCCATCGTAACTGTTAGCTTACATTGTTAGCCGCTTACAGCATGGCCGTAAATTTCTTGCCATGCGGCCCATCCAGCGGTATACCGTTCGTAAGTGTACCATTTCGCTACCATAGTATCACTGTCGCTGTCCTGCTTGATGCCGTCATCTATTCGATCCCACCATAACAGAAATTTCTTGGACAACTCGGAATCGATAAAGAACCAGTTGTTTAAGTCTGTCAATCGATGCCACACCGCCATATTGTATTTTCCATAATGGAAGTTGCGATTATTGTTGGCAGTCTCGGTTTGTCCTTTCGAATTTACAAGCATCCAACACGACTCTTCCAGGGCTGGCGGAATAAGCAGGGTGTCATAATTAACCTCCAGCAGTTCGCCGCGATCATTGAAGATCGAGGTGTACCCGAGCAACCTGGTAGCTTCGACCGCTGTCGCTGAAAAGGTTGTTGACCCGGCATTGCTTTGAACCGTCATATCTGTAGGGCTGTAGGGATGGGATGCGCTGCATAACGGCAGGCTATCCGGTCCGGCAGTTCCCACGAATGCGCCATTAAATATGGCAGCACCGGTTTTCTCCCTGGTCCTGGCTTTTGATACGGAAAGTTGCCATGGCTGGCGATCGATCTTGCCGAACAAATCGTCGTCCTTCAGTTTTCGTTCGACCTTGATGCCGAGCGCCTTTTCCGGAAATGTAAAGGTCTGGTCATACAGTTGCTCCATGCTATCGTAAGAGATCTGGCCTTCAAACTCCTGAATATCCCCCAGGCCACCGATCCCCGATACGATTTCATAAGCGGCGGCTGATTTCTCCATCCCGAAAATCATAGGAATCATAGACTTGTTAATTCGTTCCTTGTAGTCGTCATCGAAAATTTTGCGAATCCTCGCGTCAAGGAGGTCGCCAAAATTTTCCGAAATCATAATTGTGTCTGGCATTTTGTCACCTCCTATTAACGGTTAGAACCACACCATGCGTTTGGTATGGTTGCCGCGTTGTCGTCGATACAGCCTGAGAACGTAAACTGATGATAAAATCGCGCATTTGCGATGGACAGCCCGTCATGCAGGTCACGGCTAAGTTTTTGTTTCGGAATGCCCGGTGCGGAAATCCACGTGCTAAGACCCTGGATAGGATGCGTCCACAGATTGTCGTCGCATTCACTCAGGATGCCGGTATAGGTTGCATCGAACAGGCACTTGTTGACATGGGGTGGCAAGATTACAAGCAGGTCGTCAGCGGCTACAACTGCTGCCGCTACTGAGGTCGCCACCGTAATAATGCCACCGTTATCGTTGTCGGTAATGTAGTGAAGTTGATTGGCCGCAGGACCGTTCAGGAAGTAAAGCCACCCGCCTATCAGCACATCTGCCGTTGTGATACCATCCCCACACGTTATGGCTGTTGTGGTTCCGGAGTAATTGGTATCGTAGTTATCGGTCCCGGCCCTGTCTGCCCGAGCGTACTCCGCCTCAACAAGCGTGCTCACAAAGCACGGTGCAATCTTCTTGTAAACCGGACCATAGGTTGTTGAATCGGGAAGATAATTGCCGGTTATGCCGACATCCTCTTCCAGAAGGCCACAAACCCGTTCTCCGATAGTGGCAAGTCCACCGAACGTCACGAATGTTCCATGATCAAGGTCGTCGAAATTCATAAACTTCGCCACGGACCCCTTATAGCGTGCAGTCACGCAGTCCGCCGCAAGGCTTCCATTATAGATCATGTCTTTCGGGACGGGCTTAATACCACTCAGCATATCTTGTAAAATACGCATAATTTGTATCTCCTTTATTGTGGTGTCATAGTGAAGCCGTATAGTCTCCACGACCGCATTGCGGGCACCCGTAAGTTACTGTCCAGTTATCTGGGTATTGGGTTTGGGAAACTACGCCTGTTAATGTTGTAAAGACTTTTCCATTGCCCGGCTTGATTTTGTCCCTAGAAAGCTTGCAGGGGAAACCGCACCTTCGGCATTTGACAAAATCCGTGTCTTCATTGCCGCTTGGAATTCGTGTCCTTGCCATAAGGGGAATCCTTTAAATACTGTACTTTGCCCTGATTGCAGGGGAAAGATTGTCGATATATTCCTTCTCGTTTTTGAATATTCCCTTGTCTATATCCCTTTGGGCCTGCTGCTTGAACTGATCGGGTAGTTTCGAGGGACTGATTCGTTTTTGGGGACTTCCGCCTTTCAGCATGTCCAGATTTTTGGGTGCTGTGGTTCGTTTCAACGCCCTGTCAGCAATCGCTTTATTATAGGCAACAAGGGCCGCAATTTTGGGGGGATAGCCCTGGCCGGCAGCTTCTACGGCAATTTTCTTCATTTCCGGGAAAACATCTTTGTAGTAAGGTTGGTTCGAATATGCGATCAGCTCCTTTTCAGTAGAAACAAATTGTCGCTGCGATAGAGTTTGCCTTGCTCTTTCCTGAACTTGTGACATTATATTGAATGCGCCCATAACATCGCCCGAAAATATCCTTTCCTGAAGCTGCTCATTAACCTTTTTTATCATTTCTTCCTGGCTGCCTGCCGGAAAATTCATTTGAGGCTGTGGCTCCGATTGCAGCGCCGGCATCATTTTCTGAATTTCTGGAAGAACCTTTTCCGAAATCTGCCTATCCACAAGCCTTCCCATCCCGGAAAATAGAAACTGTTTTTGTTCGTCAGCGGTCATATCGCTGAACTTTTTCGGTTCGGGTCCTGGACCGGGTTCTGGATCGGGTTCTGGATCGGACAGACTGTCCAAAGGATCTTTGGGTTCTATCGGTTCGTCTACCATAAAAATTACCTCCTAGTTGTTTGGTTGCGGGCAATAAAAAAGGGGCAAAAACGATGATGCGGCACCGCATTGCCCCTTAATTACTCGGTTAAACCGTCACCCTGCTGGCCGGCAGGGTTAGCCCGTTGTTTTATTCTTTTATAACATTGAACGCCTTTGCCAAAAGTTTAGTCTGCCACTGCAATTTGTTTCGCGTATAGCAAAATGGGCATCCGCACTGGATGGAATCTGCTATCAACATAGAATACATACCCCACCTAATATTGTTTTGTATCTCTTCGAAAAACGGTTTCCCGGGGCCTTCCACAAATGCTTTGAATCTCCTGGCCTTGGCTTTCATTTCGGCATTAATTCTTGCCGTGTTTTCGGGCTTGTTCGGGTCCGGGAGTCTTTCCTGCTCCTCATTGAACAGCGTTTTCCATACTATTGCGCCAAGTTCTATTTTGTCGGATTCTTCCAAATTTACATACCTCTCGGCTGATGGGTTCCTCTTCTGACACTTTGTTCTTGGCCGGACATAGGCAGTGCATTCTGATTCTGGGGTACTTGGCCGCCACCTCCCATAGCACCGCCGCCAAGCATCCGCCGAAGCATTTGCATGTTCCCAGCTTCCGAGGCAGGCTCAAAAAAGTTTTCATCAAAGAAACCGGCCTCCTTCGGCATATTACGATTTCTCAAAATATTGCCCCAAATGACGTTCATGATTTTCGGCACATTCGGATTCTGCATAGAACCGACAATCTGCATAAGTTGAATGTCCTGCATAATTTCGGTTTCCTTCTGGTGTTCCAGCTTTACGGAAGCAGCAGCGGGAATGTATTTATAAGTTTCCTCCCAATCAGAATATTGAAACTGACTGCCGAGAATAGTCTGAAACGTAAGGGGATGCGCGAACATCTTGGCAAATTTCACGTCCATCTGCGCGGACGGTATCAGACCAGTCACCTCGATCATTTTAAGTATAAAATCCAGCTTTCCAGCGGTCATTTGAGCGTTCAGGACATTCGTGGTCGCAGTTTTCTCCCGGCCCATGCCCTGCATCGAATTCGTCACGGTGGACACCTGGATCTCGTTATCGAGTAAGGCGTGTTTTTGCCATGCATCGCGGGTAATATTAGATGGTTCCTTGAAATGTATGGAGTCTGCCGGAGAGCCTCCTACAAGCCACCGCTGGTGAGGAGCGTACACCATAGTATCCCAATCCCACAAGGCGAATTTATTCACTATAACTGGCGGCATAAGATTCTGCCATATCTCATCGAACATGGCGTTTATGTTATCGTTGACCGCCACCTGCAAATCTTTGATGGGTTCTATCAGGCCAATCGAATTCCATCGCTCAGAATCCAGAAAAATATGCACATCGATATAATTAATGCACTCGTAGGGATTTGGTTCAAACCGGATAAGGATATCTTTTTGCTCTCCCGAACTGCCCAATCTTGCAACGGTTGCAATCATGTTAATCATCTCTATATCATCATTTCCGTAAATATCGTCCTTATCGAATACGGGCTCATACCCGCCTTTCGTTTCCTTCACTGGAAGAATCCCTACTCTTTCATACACCTCTATGTCGGCGTAGATATCGGAATCGGGCACGTTTTCCTGACCGGGCACTTCATGAGCCTTGCGCGTTTCGGAATCGGTCGTGTTCAATTTCGGATTTATTTCACCGAGGTTCATATAAAGCCCAGATCGATACAGGAAATCCAGATCGACCATTTCCCTGTGAATGACAAACCGCCCACGACTGATGCTTTCACCGGGTTTAAGGTTCCAGTCGAATACGATATCCTTGTTGTTGATCGGAGTATTGAGGGGCCAATCTTCGACAGGAAAAGTGTGTTCAATTTCAATGGTATGTAGTTCCGTCTGGACATTCGCCCCAGTCTCATCCTGCAGGGGAATATCAACTTGGCGGGTTTCGGTTTCGGTTTTAAGTTTCTGATTCCATGTTTTTTTCATAATCCCGACACCGTTCAGAAGTGCCCGAAGCACCCACATTACGATAACGGAAAAATAAGGCGTATGGTTAGTCCCAGGGGGCGCCTGCATGGTATGCCAGAATTCGAGTATCTCTTGCCGCTCCCAAGACCCCTGTTGGTTGTATGATTTAACGCCTATTATGGGTGTCGCGCCGAATATCTTTTGGGTAAGATAGGGAATCGCGGTCGATACCGCCTGAAAGACTTTATTTATGACAACGTTGCTTTGCCAGTCGTAATCTTTCTTGGGCCTTTCGCCGTGCAACATGGCATAGATATCGTCATACATTACGTTCAGATCGTCAACATAGGTTTTGCCTTTTTCCCATTCGGTGCGAATTTGCTTGCAAAGCTGCTCTTCCCAATTCAGGAGGGTCTTTCGTGAAGCATCAGCAGGTTTGTTTTCGCTGTAATCAGGACTCATTTTTTCTTCCTTTTAGTCCAGCCACCACCTTTTTTCTTCTTGATACCGGTAGATTTCACGCAAACCGCCCACGACGATTTCACACCCTTCTTGCGGGCCTTCTTAACTCATCTATCCAATTTAGCGGGCATTTCAATTCACCTTCACTTTCAATTCAGGAACTATAATCTGGCTTTGTTTTTGTTGCTTTATACGATCTAGGACCGCCCTTTCGGCCTTGTTCATAACGTGGCGGTATAATACGATAAATTGCTCATCAATCGGACCGGATATTTCAACACTGTCGTCAGCAAAAAGCTTAATGGAGTATTCCGCAATGACTTTTTTACGAACATTTTTCTCTATCTTTTTTATCATATTGCTCATATATTCCTTCGCACAAGTTCCCGAAGCAAGAAAACGGAATACTCCTCGTCGAATTTGCATTTCACCATAAAGAACAGCAGAATCTTTTTATATTTTCGCCGTTTCGCCCAAAATTGCAACATTTTTTTTATTTCATCGTTCATATCAGGGTGGCCGATGAATGTGCGGGTGTGGCTATCATGATATTCCCGATCATGGTTTACGGTCTTGTTTCCAGAAACATATACGTTTTTACCTATCATATTAACGTCCCGTAATGCTTTTGTTTGTTCTTTTCGCCTGCCGGGCCGGGTTGTTAATAAAATGAGAAGCATAAAGCAAACGATGGTCTTTTGCTAGACATTCCAAAACCATATTATCATGCGAAAATCTTTGTTGCGGCTGTCCTTTCGGATCGTTCACCGCTTTTGTCTGGCTGGTAACAAACTCGCCATAACGCCACATCATCAGGCTTTTATGAAATTTCGGGCAGGTGTGCATAATCCATAATGTCGGCAGGTGGCGCACCTTCCCGTGTTCGGTAATCAGGTTGTTGAACGGTTTGCCGCACCGGACAGCGTTCTTGAATCTTTTGGCGACTTCATTCCTTCCCTTAGTATCCTTGGTGTCCCATGCTTCCCAAAAAGCAGCCGTACCTATTCCGGTATCATCGTGAATTGTTTTAAAATACCTAGTCAGGTCGTCCGTGGTGGAAAACAAGGTGTTCGCCTGTTTCTTTTTTGCCAGCGGGTCTATCAGGTTCAGGGTGTAGATGTAATCCCCCGATTTCCTGATAATCGCATTTGCGATATCCCAGGTATTATAGGCATGCGGACCGTCTATGGCGGGATGAAATTCCTGCCAGAGAAACCATTCGTCGTCGGGAGATGCGGAAACCCATCCGATACTCCATGGAGTTCGTGATTCGTGATAATCGATTCCCCGGCAGTGTATCCAATTGTAAGGCACGCCGTTCGGAAAATATCTGTCCATGGAGATGTAGCAAATAACAGGATCGTATGTTTTATGCACCTTGCCCGAAATAGCCTTAAACACGCCGTATCGTCTCAGGGCCAGTTCGTCAGGATCGACAATATCTTCGAAAAGTCGGTTTATCGTATCTTGTTCCAGAATGGGATTGTCATCGGTTGCCATTTGAATGCAGGCGATATTCGCGCCCCTGTTCGGCCAGGATTCCTCGGGCAAGCCGAATTTGTCCTGAATAGTTTTGGTACGATAAATATAGGAGGCCCTAGTCCAAACATCATCATAACAATAACTAAGCGCATTGATAGGAGTCAACGAAAAAACTTCGTCTCCCCCTTCAGCAAAAAGTCGCATCTTGCATTCTTCCCTGTGGCCCTTCGGGGTTTCTTCATCATGCCATACCGATGATAGTTGAATCTTTCCCACGTCCTGAAGCTCCTGCTTACTGGATCGAAACTCAAATATCGTTTTCGGACTGCTTAATCCGAGCGGACGACGCACTACAAGATTTTTAGACCGGGCGGTAATATCCTTCTCAATCATCTCCGGAGGCAGAAATCTTTTCAACTCTAAATATTGCGTGTTATCCTGTTCTTCTTCGCTATCGTTTTCCGGCAAGCTGGAACTCATACAACGCACCTTGCGGGCGAGTATGTTCTTGTCGGGCACCAAATGAATACCGAGAACGCGGAGAATGTAGTGAAACGCCACGGACGCTGTTTTACCAGCCTGGTTGCCTGAAAACAATCCTATCGTCTTGTGCGGTGCCTGCCGGAGAAAATTCGTGATCTCCGTCTGCTGGAACTTAATGAAATAAATCCATTTGTTCAACCGTTCTTCCATAGATGCGTAATCAAGCTTCACATCGGACGGCTGAAGGATTTCTTTAGGTTTTGTTTCTTTTTCTTCTTTCTTGTTCACAAATTTCCTTATCTTCACTCGCCATTGGTTTCCATGTTCTCCCTCCTGCATTTTTCTTCATGCTTCATCAAACCCAATTTCGTGCCACAATCCCTCCTGCACCCAGGTACGGAACAAATAAAACGCTTATCTTCCTTCTGCTCCGTCAACATAGCCCGAACGTCAAGATTGTTCCTAAATCTTTTGGATACAAAAACACCCCCGCAAGAAAAGCATCCGAGCAAACCCGCATCCAAATTAATATTGATGAAATTGACGTTAATCATCGAACACTTCGGGCATTTCTCACTGGCAAATGTCTCGTCAAACCGGCTTGCTATCGTGACTTTCTTCATAATTAAAACCACGCCTGCCGGGGATAACCCGCCTGCCCCTGATTTCTCATATTCGTAAACGCTATTGGATCGAAATTCTGTCTAGGTGGCGGGAATGGCAAAGCCGTTTTATTCCAGGCGGGCAACCGACTTCGGCCTGTTCCATAAACCGGCTGTGTTATGCCAGATCGATCGGCAGGATACTGATTCCTCCACATCTCCTGGTCCGGCAACATGTAATTATTCCTCCTCCCGTAACCAAAACCACCCCATGGCGGCAAACCATAACGTCCACCACCTGCGCCACCACCGAATCCGAAAATAGGATACTGATTCCTCCACATCCCCTGGTCCGGCAACATCCCGGAACCGCCACCGTATCCAGCATTCCCACCACCAAAATAATTTTCAAACATCATACCCTCTCCTTTTATTTAGTGTTCACTTTCTGAACGCTACCTTCTGTTTTAGGGGCGGGACCAGGCCATCACCCCTGGGAAGACCCCGCCCCAAAAGAAGGAGGTTGAGAACGACACAAGGGCTCATGACCTCCTTGCGCCCAGAGTTAATGTTTCACGTGAAACCTTTTTTCCTTGACCAAAGCCCGCATAACGTTCCAATATTCTCCAGGATTCTGCCGGGCAACTAAATCCAAAACAGCCTCGTCAGAATTATTCTTCAGAACCATCAGCTCGTCAGTAGGAAAATCAAAAAAATGCAGCACAAAACGATTGTTCTCGAATTGATTGTACCCACCTCGCCGCTTGGTTATCTCAATAACCCCCAAATCAACTAAATACTTCCGATATTTGTAATACGTCTTCTTCGACATCTTTAAATCTTTGCATATCTGATCCCGCGTCGGCCAACACTCATACTTTTGGGCACCACAACGAGCTACCAAATACGCATATATCGCCTTCGAAATAGACGGTAACGAATGATCAATCATCGTAGCTAAATTTAAGTCCATATCCCTGATTCTAAACCCTTTCCTGCCCCTGCACGACCGTCCCTAGCCATGTACCCACAGGGGGGACACTAATATATATACTAGCTTTCTTTCCCAAAGCGGAACCCTTACCTCCTAAATCCTGACCCCCGTGTGTCGTGCGAACATAAATAATGGGACCCATGCTTGGGACTCCGGCATCCGCTCCCCCCGCCCCCCTCGGTGATATGACAGTTTGCAATGATATCAGTGGGTTATACGCTGCTATATTTGCCATGTTGGTACCACCTTGATACTACGCCTGATAAGAACTATTATGTCAACTCGCAATGATATCAGTGGGTTATACATGGTCTATCTCGTCCCCCCGCCCTGCCTGGTCAAATCTTAGCTGCTTTTGGCTAATTTCGCCTCCCCCCGCACGGTCCAGGGTCTGATTGAGTATCTGCACCACCTCCGGGCTGTGGACGTGGACACCGTGATCGTTATAGGTATTGGCAATGTGGACTGACTGCGTGTGTGAGGGGAGATACCCCATCATCCTGTTCCACTCTACTACAGCCTTGAGCCTGATGCTTTTGTCCTCGTCGAAACACAACCTGATGAACTGCCGGCCGATGCCGGTTGAGGCTGCCACATATCGGCGGAATGTTCGGTCTAGTATAGCCCTGACCCGGTCATCCGAGAGGATGCGGGATATAGTGGGCTGCGTGACATCGATATCGGGCTGACGCGCTATATCGTGCTGTGACATACCAGTAGCGGCATAGGCTGCTATACGATCGTCCCTAATGCGCTGCGCGAGCTGATTGAGGTGTGGGGGCATATCTCTATTATTATTGATTAGCGGAGTTTGTCAATAAAAAAATGTCTCAAGAAGCAAAAGTGTCTCGGGTTATTATAATCTATTGATATTGCTTGGGTTTTTTACTCTATAGCAGTGTAAGTGCCTGATATTATTAAGTGTGAGACGAAAGTGTCTCTTGAGACAGTTCAGGGTGACAGGGTGCCGCAAATTGTGTCAAAACGACAAAAATTGTCATGGTTTTTGGGTGTTTGTTATATTGGTATGCGGTAGCGAAATAAACTTACCGTGTGATTACGGACAGTTGCAGGTTTTTGCAGTATGTTTGGCATGGAAAATGCTCTGTACGGGAGTCATACTGACGAAAACAAAAACCATAAACAGCTAGGAAAAAAAAATCATGAAAAATAAAACGAGTTATTTAATGGCGAAAGAAACTTTTTTCGAATGTACTGATAATAATGAGATTCACAGCCTGATCGATACAGAACGTGGCCTGATTGTGCGGCGCCTGGGAGATATCCCCGATGAAATCGTGCCAGGCATGACCCGAGCAGATGTAGATTTTGACCGGGCCAGCCCAAAACTGTTGCGAGCATTGGGGGACCTCTATTGATGTTGACCTCAAAACAAGCTGCCAAGGCACTCGGCATCTCGCCGCGCCGGGTTCTGGCCCTCATCTGCCGGCTGTCAAGGTCGGCAGAGAAAGGAGAAAAATGCAAATCACAAATATCAAACCGATTAAGCCGATAGCCGATCGGACCGCCGCCTGGCCGATTTCTGGCGGGGATTCCAGCGCGGACTCCGCTACCACGCCATTTCTGCTGCGCTGCTTCATCTGCAACAAACGGGTGGCTCAAATCCGGGCAACGCTCCGGGAGGGCTGGGTAACGGTGAATGTTTCCACCTGCGTGGAATGCGCGACGGAAGAAAACCTTGAGAGCTGGCTTGCGGGCCAGCGAATAGGCGAAAGGGATGCAAGAGAGTTATAGAGTCCGGAAAAGGGTTTCAAAAACAAAAGTCGCTTTGATATATCAAAGTGACTAGCTTTGATGTGTCAAAGCGATAAGTAAGCGCTGATTTTTTTCTCGCTTTGGTGGATCAAAGGCAGAAAAAAGCCGGGCCTCCGGGTGGGGCTCGGCTATATGGATAATGTCATAAGTTGTGATTAAAAATCGAATACAACCTGCAAACGCGGCATTGTCATATCACTTTCCTGGTGCCGCGTCAAGGAATATTTCCCGATCACCGGCTCGATGGCATACTGATTATGGCAGCAGGAGGCCAGCCATTTGATGTCATCGATACCCGTGCCAGAGGCAGTTCCGATTATGATTATGAACTCCAGCTTTTTCCCGCATTCGGCACACAGCCAGCAATCTAAATCGATTTTTCTCGCACCTTTGATAAAGTTAAAATTCATTGTCTTTCATCTCCCGCATCACCTCCCTAAACACCTGAAACACAGTATTTTTCGGCTTCTTCTTCCGCTTCGGCCTTCGCCGTTTCACCCCGTCCATGTACTCGTAGGTAGTCCAGCGCCCACACCCACACTCCCGCAAGCGGCGCTGATATGATGTCGCCAGGGTTGGGCCGGCTACAAACCGGGTATCGAGGGTTTTCAGGTTTTGGTGACATTCCGAGCATTTCATGAACTGACCCCCTTTGGATACTCCCTATTTTCCAGGAGTGAAGAGATTGATATCTATTTTGTCTGGGTGGAACGTTCCGGGCCGAAACGGGTCATCAGCAGGATAACCGAATCGCCCGCGCAATCGATTTGCCATGCGCTTGGCATAGCAATTCTTGCACCCTTCTGATACCGGGGTGCATCCGGTAACCGGGTTCCATGTTTCGATCGTATTTCATCACCACGGATATTGATAGATTCATGAAACAGATCAGCCTCGGTCCATTCGATTTTTGACGGCATTTTTTCACCCTATATTTTGAATTAACCGTTTTATTTCTTCGGGCGCCTCCAGTAATTCGTCTTTGAATTTTCGAGACTCGCGCTCACAATCGCGCCCGTTGTATTTGGAGCTTTTCTTTTTCAGAATTGATCTGAAGTAACCCTGATAATTTGTCGTGACACCATCGTTTTCCCAGGCTCCCCGCAATGCCCGGAGCGTCTCATATATGGCCTGTGGGTGCATGGTAAGGTTTGCGGCTTCCTGTATCACCTGCCATATTTTTATTTTCCCGTATTTTTGATTTTGTTTCAGCTTTTCAATTAATCTTGCTTCGGCTTCGATTTTCGGAAGATATTCCGGGTCCAATTTCTTTGAAAAATGATTTGCAAAACCGGGTTCGCCCGGCTTATCTTTAGATAAGCAACTAGAAGACTGAAGACTGAAGACTGAAGAAGGGGGCGTTACGTCACCGTTATTTCGCTGTCTATTCCTATATCTCGATTGCCTTAACCTGTTGTTTTCTTTTTCTTTCCATGCCCTATACATCCGCCTACAAACAACCGTTATTTTTGGCAACGCAGCGTTACGCGTTACGTTGTTTCGTATACGAAATAAATTATTTTCGTTCAAATCCCCCTCAATATTTCCTATTTTTTCGACCTGAATGTATGCTAAAATTTCCATTGTTTTTTCTTCATCAACCCTCAAAATTCTACTCCATTGAATTATCGTTTTTGATAATCGACCGCGTTCTTTCGAGAACCATAATTTGCAACATAAGCGAATCCAGGCCCCCTCGATTTCAAGGGGATGCTCCTCCAGGTCTCTGGCCCAGTCTTGCCAATAAAATTGATCAGCCGGGTTTTTACCCATATTATTTTAAACTTAATTAAACAGCTTTAATTGTTTGATTTCCCTTCCAAAAGGACACTTCATCCCTCCATCCTCTGCCCGGTTTCCTTATCGTATAGCTCCTGTAGAATTTCAACGATGCGCCTAGCCGCACGAATCGCTTCCTTCAGGGCGGCAAATTGGGTGTCTGTCATATCAAAATTCCTCTTTTTAGCTTGATATTGGCTGCGATAAACTTTATCAGATTCTCAATATACCGTGGAGGAGGCTTTTTCCCGTTTCTTATCCTTCTATATTGCCTGGCGGAAATTCCTATCGCCTCCGCCGCCAAGCTATGATTACCGTAATGTTTTCTTAATATAGCATGGTATTTTTCCATAGTGGGACAATATTACCATCCTATATTTCATCTGTCAAACCCGAAATCGATAGATATTTTGTGATAAAAGCCGATAATAGGCGATTAGAAGGAGATAATGATATTTATTCGATTGAAATCAAGTTTTATTGCTGTTGACAAATAGGACACAGAGTCCTATAGTGTCATCGTGGAAATAAAAACACCTGGAGATGCAGACGGCATATAGAACATATGGAGGTATCATGAATATCGACAAGAAAACCCAATTGGCAGGACCGCTTATGATAATAAACCAAATGTCGGATTACTTTCGGCCAGCCGAGCATTTTGAATCGCCTGCCCGGTACTACCTTAGACATCTTAATATCATTAACGACAGCATTACAGAATTGAGGATATCCTTAGATGAAGATCCGGATAAGCATCGGCCCAGCGATCTGCGGTATGATCTAGCTAAGGTCATCGAAGGGCTGGAAAAGATGCAGCTTGATATTGAGCTGGTTCTTAACGCATTGGAGGGAGAATAAAAAATGGAAGAGAAACTTTAATGAATTATAGAATGATTGATTTGTCCATAGTCCCTAATTGTTGCCTGTCATGCGCTTATGGTGATTGGGATGGTGAGGGATGTGATGTCCTGCTTGATAATGGATACGGATCTCATGTTCGATCCATAGATGATGGTTTTATAGATGGATTTTTCCACTTATGCGACAATTATGAGAGGGCTCACTGGGCAACTAACCAGTCGCTTGAGACGGATGCCTAAAAAACGGCACCGCTCAGCTTAATGTTATACATTAGACAAGCAACGATAGATAAAAGGAACTTTTTTGAATACTTCACATAAAAGACTTTATCCTATATTAAAATGGGCAGGAGGGAAGGAACGTGAGCTTAAATACATTCTTCCTAAATTGCCTATTGCTTTTGATAACTATTATGAACCGTTTGTAGGAGGTGGTGCGGTTTATACAGCCATTAAGTCTAAGAAATATTTTATCAATGATAAATCAGAAGAATTGATTGCTTTATATAGAAGTATTGGCAGCGCAAGAAATACTGTGTTTTTCAAAGCTCTTGATGAGATAAATTATAATTGGACGTTATTAACTGATTTAGTGCAAAATAATAACAGCTTTTTTATCGAGACATATAAAAAGTATTCTACGAATATTGTTGGTGATGAAAAAATAAAAGAAATCATGTTTGAATTTATAGTAACCAATTCTAAACAATTCAATGGCATGTTTTCTCCAATGTTTAATTTCAATACGTCTAATTTTATAAATGAACTCCAAATCAATCTTATCCGAAAAGTAAAAAGAATGAAGCACCTTGAACAATTAAAACGGACACTCCCTGATAATGATATAATTGATAATATTGAAACAGCACTTAAAAGCGCTTTCTATATGCACTTCAGACATATTTATAATTATGTTGATAAATACAAAGTAAGCGTCCCTGTAAAGGATGCTATCTTTCTTTATGTTAGAAACTTTGCATATGCAGCGATGTTTCGATATAACGCTAAGGGGCAATTTAATGTACCGTATGGCGGAATAGGATATAACAGGAAAAATTTCCGAAAAAAAATTGATTATCTAAAATCGAAAGAATTAAAGTCTTTGTTTAAACTTACGACCATTGAAAATCTTGACTTTGAGAATTTTCTCAAAAAATATGAACCTAAAAAGGAGGATTTTATTTTTCTTGATCCTCCATATGATAGTGAATTTAGTACTTATACAAATAATAAATTTACCAAAGATGATCAAATACGGCTTTCTAAATACCTCATTAATTGTTGTAGCGCAAAATGGATGCTAATAATTAAAAAAACCGAATTAATTAAAGATTTATATTTCGGTCTGAGATTAAATATTGAAAGTTTTGACAAAACTTATCTTGTTAGTTTTATGAATAGAAATGATAAGAACGCCGAACATTTATTAATTACCAACTACTAACATAAATGAAAGGGCAACTATCATGATGAGTGAAAGAATAACCGAAACAGAGCTTATATTACCTTCATTATATTTAATGAGCCTGCGTGATGGGTCTATCACTACAACTGAACTCATTCAAAAATTAAGAAGTATAATGAAGCCCAGCGGTGAAGACTTAAAAATTCTATCAGGACGAAATGACGATAAATTTTCACAAAAAGTTAGAAATTTACGTGCGCATAACACTTTTGAACGTTTTGGATATGCAGAATATAAAGGTGCCGCAAGAACCGGTTATGTTGAAATTACAGAACAGGGGGAAGAACATCTTGCCAATAACCAGGACATTCTTAAATATCTTCTTATTAACGATTTTACTTACCAAGATTTAACCGCAAACCTTAAAGTAATTGAAGAAAAAAAAGATAAGATAAAAATAGAAATATTTGATGAAAATGTAATAATTCAAGAAGGATTAAAACAGATAACAGAAGAAACCATATTCCAACGTTCTAAACAATTACGAGATTACGCCATATCATGCTTTACAAAGCAGGGTAAGATAGATTGTGATTGTTGTACCTTTAATTTCGCTGATTTTTATGGGCAAAACATTGGGAAAGGTTTTATAGAAATACACCATATCAGACCAATCTTCCAATATGAAGACGAAAATATTATCAATACAATAAAAAGTGCTGTAAAAAATTTAATGCCTGTATGCTCAAACTGCCACAGGATGATACACAGAAATTGGAGTAAGCCCTTAGAAATACAAGCATTGATTGATGGGATAAACCAAAATGGAAATTTTAAAAGATATGAATAATTTGGACATTTAACTGCACAAATAAAAAATGTATAACCAATCGTTCAAGCGGACGGCAAACAACGCCGCCGCTTAACTCTGCGTTATGCCACGGAGGATTGGATGCCATTACCCGAAAAATTCTACAATATGTACGACAATGAAGTTACATTGGAGCAATTATGTGTTCAAGAGCCGCATTGGGCGGCTAATCGTATTCGCACA